TTTTCTTTTAACCACTTAAACAATAAACACTAAAACACAACTATAACAACAACGAATACAGCGACAAGCCAAGAAGGGCTGCCGATGTACATTTCCAAAATATCTTTCTTCTGCGCTCCTTGTTGCGATCATGCTTCATGTCGGCATACTGATCCTTGAGGAACTTAATTTCTGATAGCTGGTTCTGGCGAACCTCTTCGCACAGCGCACCATTCTGAATGGCTAGGTCAAGGGCCTTTTGGGCTGCCTCTATTTGGTCACGCATCATCTTAATGCGCTCTGACCGGGCGGCAATGGTTGTCTTGTCCTGCCGTATAGTCTCAGCGGCTGCGGATATAACTTCTTGGGCCTCCCTTGGAAGCTGTGGGGTGTTAGTTGGCTGGGCGCAAACGTCCAGTACGGTACTCATTGAGAAGGTAATTCCAAGAGCTAACGTATAAAGTCTTGAGCGAATCATTTGACATACGGGGTATTCGTGAAACAATTCTTTGTGCTTTTTCTATGCGTTCCTGTTCAACTAGGAACTGCTGCTGATCCTGAACCATGAACGAGTCAAGGGCCGCCTTGGTTTGCGTCACTATAAACAGGTTGGAGTCCATCTGTGCGATGTACTTCTCGTTGATATCATGCAGCCTCTCAATGGCCACAGCTTCGTTCTCTGAACTCGTGTGAAGGATGCCCATCCGGAATACCATAAAGAATACTCCGAACAGGATCACAACACAGAGTGCAAGGATGATTAAGGTATATAAATTTTTGGTCTTATCCATGTCATTCAAAGTTAGCATAACCCAGGTCTTCCCAGGTTGGTGGGTCAATCATTTTTTTATCTCTTTAATTTTATCCTTGTATTGGTATATCAGTTCTTTTATCTTATCAAGAGGCAGGCTTAGGCGGTCGTTGCGGAGTGATTTCAGTTCATCCAATTTACTCTTGCCTATGCGCTTCTCAATGCCTATGGCGTACTCAAGGAGGTTGCCATGCCGGTGCTGGTTACAGGCCACGCACTGTCCATGAACGTTCCATTCGTGGAACCTAAGGTTAGGGTATGAGCCAACGGAATAGAAATGGCCGGCGTCGTACTTCCCTTGGAGCTGTTTACCGCAGCTGATACAACCCTTGCCTTGGTCTCTGACGCGGATGTATTGGTTGAACACCTGCTGTAGTTCTTTCCTCCACTGGGACACGGACTTGTTCCGCTCCTTAACCTCCTTGAGTTCGCGCTTTATCTTCTTGTCCTTCTGCTTGGAGGAATAGGCGAGCATACACTCAATGTTCTCGCACGTTGCTTGCATTGTGCTGTATTTGGGTATAAACTCCTGTCTACAGATCCTGCACTTCTTATTCCTCGCCTTCATAAGCTATCTCATTTTTCAGTTGGCTTCCATGTTGCCTGTTCTTTAGCCAAGTTTGCCTTGACGGTCGCCTCCAACATCGTTGCAAAGTACGCGGCATCTTCAACGTCTTTGATGTGTTCGTGGATTTGGTCATAGTCTGCCTCTACTGCAAAGGTAGTGACTCCGTTGGTGCTACGCAAGACTGTGAAGTTCCAAGTTGTGTTGTCGCAGTCTGGAAGCGCCATTGTAATTGTGCCAGCAAAGTGCTCCACACGTTTAGATGGCTTGTCTGATATGTTTATCATAAGGTTATATGGTTTTGTTCAAGCAGTCTATAAAACTCTTGGTATATCTCGTCGCATACCTTCCATTCGACATCGCTCATGGGTTCGTACTTGACCTTGCTCCGGAGGTAGTTTCGCACGTCATTGAGTGCGTGGGACATCTCCTGCGCCTTGTTGCACAGGTCGTACTCGGCTTGGTCTTCGGGTAAATTGAATTCGATTATTGCTTTCATGGTGGTGTACTTATTTTTTAGGTGGTGTACTTAAACACTCGTAAATGATGGTAGGTGGTGTACTTACGACCTCCCTCTTCGTTTCTGTCCCGTCATACCAACAAAGGTTTTCTTGGGCTTCTTCTAAAGTTTCGTATAAACTCCTCAGGCATTCATCACCATAAAGGCTTGCCTCTTTCCATTTATACCCGCCAAAGAGTCGTTTCTTCTTCTGTTCGATGGTGTAGAACTCACGGCCATTGGGCAGCGTGGTCTTTATGATGCGGCATTCTATCTTACTCATTGCTCACCTCCTATCTTTTTGATTAAGTTTTTCAAGAAATTAGCAACTGCTATACATATTACTACAAATCCTATTATTCCAAGTATTGTTGTCATTGCTCACCTCCTTTAACAACAGATGTGATAAAATCTTTCTGCATTTGCAATAACTTTTCTTCAGTATTATGCCTATGATAATGACTCAATTCCCATCCAAAATTTATTGCTTTAGCAATATCTTCTTCTGTGTATAGTCTCATTGCTCACCTCCTTTGTATGTCTTCAGAGTCTTTACCAAGGCAACATGCATTGCCACAGGAATCATGACGCAAAATACTACAGATGCCGTGACATAGTTTATGCCTATCGGATAGAACAAGCACAGGAACCTTGAGCAGATTGAGAACAGGTGGTCACAAAATGCGCTATAGTTCTCGCAGCCTATGAATACGCCAGCACACAGGGCGGCATATCCTAACTTGATGTAATGAAACTTGTACGCCTTGTCTATCATGTATGCCCATATGAATGGTATGACTACGAAGTATACAATAATGTTAGCCTCGTTGTAGCTTATGTTGCACAGCGCGGCCATGCTTGACAATGCGTCGGCTACGATTTGGAATATGTGTTTAGTCATGTTATTTCTAATTGTTCGTTTGGATCCGGAATGTATAAGTCCAGCGTTTCGGCAGCGAACTGCTTAATGTGCTCAAGGTACTCTATAAACTCGCCAGTGGCAAGCTCAGACGTTTTGCGCGGTATACGCATTACTTCACCAGTGCTTGAGTCCGTTAGCTCGGAGAATAGGAATCGGCCCTTTAAAAACTCGTGCGTCAAATCTCGGTCGACGTCGTGCCCTAGCTCTCTAAGCCTGTCTGCAATCATGGCCACTACCACGCCCCAGTAGTACGCGTTCTGCACGTCTGAGCGGAATCGTTTCTTTGGCTTCACTTCGATGGTCACGGCCAAGTCCTTTTCACGGGACATGGCTCTGACCTCTTCTTCGAAGAGGGGGCGGTTGTATATCCGCAACGCCCCCTGTGGTGTAATTACAGCGTTGTGTTTCATTCTACCCTCCATACTCGTACGCCGGTGACATACGTCTTGGTGTAAAAGTTATGCTTCTTGTGCTTCTTCTTGAAGTACCAAGCGGCACTCAATATCGTGGCCCGCGTACGTTTGGGGTCCTTCAAGTCTCTTACAAAGAACGAGTCTCCGACATCCATGGCCTTGAATGGATAGATGCCTCTGTGCGATTTAGGGATTGGCACACCCTTTTCTATTTTAATCATAGCTTTGATGTGATTATTTGCTGTGTCTTGTTAAACATTTCTCTGAACTCTTGCTCGGTTGTGTCTTCTACATCTTTGTTGTTGTAGAAACTCTCGATAAATTCTCCAACTTCTTCTGCCGACTCAAGCCGTTTGATGTAGATGCTGATGTAGTTGCCGTCGGTGCAGTATGGGTGGATGACCGTGAAGTCCTCCATTATTGCATAGTAATGGTCAAAGGAATAACGCTTCTCTTTGAAGTAGTAAGGGAGTTTAACCTCAGTCGTCTCGACCGTTACTGGAATTCTGTGTTGTACTTGGATTATCATTTGGTTGGTGTATTAAAATAATTATTGGTTACTAAATATTCGTACAGGTCATCAAGCGTCTGGCATATCTCCTTGCCGTTGTCGTGAGCCTTCATGTAGTCTCTCAATTCGTACAGGTAAGCCTTCTCGTACATGAACCATGAGAACCACTCGTACCCCTCCGGGGTTAGGATGACGTTCCATAGGTGCTGAACCACCCAATGCTCGTCATCCATAAACTCGTGAAGGTCAATGTTGAGCTTGTATGCTGCGTCTATGTTGTCGGATGCTGCCTTCATTCGTTCGCAGCACTTCATGAATGTGTCTCGTTTCATGCCTCTTCCTCCTCTTCGGTTATGCCAAACTTCTTAGCTTGCTCTACGATCTGGTTGAAGTTGTATCCCGCTGACTCAATCTCTGCGCGTACCTCTTCGTTCTTCTTGGTGATGTTCTCACCCTTTGCGTATCGTGCAATTACACGAGTCCAACGTGCAACCTGTGACTTGACTGAGTCGGCATAGTCCCTTGGCTCGTCAAAGTCGTACAAGAACTTGAGGTAGTTCGAGTACTCGATGCCGAAGTTCTTCTTAAACTTGCCATCCTCAACCACGATTAGCTTTTCTACAGGTGGACGCGTATTAGACGTGAAGTAGTGAGTGATGCCGGCTAGGTCGGTAAGGTATTCCTGTTCGAGGTCAGCCGACGGCTCGTATTGGAAGCACATCATACGCAGGTCATCCTTGCATATGTATACGAGCTCGCCGTTGAGCCCGAGTCCCTTCATGTAGTGGAACAACTGCAAGCGGTGGTGCTTGATAGGCTTCTCAGTCTTCTCCATCATGTCCATTACAAACGATGAGCAGGACTTAATCTCGAGGACTTTCTTCTCTAGTTCCTTGTCACCAAACTTCTCGTACAGCTTCTCTGCAATGTACAAGGAGGATGCTTGGATAGATTCAGGAAGGTGAGACGATGTGATGTCCTGCTTGGCACGCTCGATATCAATCTTGCCACCCGCTAGGAAGTCTAGTCGGCCAGACACCTTGAGCATGTTTGGGTACTCAACCATTACGCGTTCCTGTGTGTTGTGGATGAGGCC